GCAGAACGTCACCGGCATTCAGCGTGCCGCCGGCGCCCGCCAGCGTGCAGGATGTGTTGCTGGTCGATGTGATGGTGACCGTGCCGAGCGCTGTCGTGGACCCGCCGCTGATCTTGTTCACAGTGAATGCTGCGTTGGATGTCGTCTTGGTGCTGTCGTACACCACAGTCCCGGCCAAAGATGCGGGCACCGTCACGCCGAACGCCATCGGCACGTTGACGATTGCACCGGCCGTGGGCTTTCCCGAGAACGGGAAGCTGATCGGCACCTGCTGAACCGCGGCGGGCATCTGCGCATACGACACCGCGCCGCTCATCGCCGACAGCGCCGGCAGGCGTGCTGCCGCAAGCGTGCCGCTGGTGATGTTGGTCGCGTTCGTCGTGTCGGTCGTCGCCGAGGCCGCCGGTGCGGCGCCGTTGATCTTGCTGACGGTGGGGTTTGGGAATGTGCCGCTGAGATCGCCGCCAGCCGCGCCGCTCGGTGGCGAGCCCACGACCTGCAGCGTTCCGCCCGCCGCTGTGAGTGAGCTTCCGAGCGCGCTCACCGCCGGCCCATTCCACGAGACCGTCAGAACACCGCCCACGGTTATGGGGCCGCCGCTGATGCCGGTGCCGGATGTGCCGACGCTGGTGACGGTGCCACCGCCTCCAGCCGGACCCGGAACGCCGGCCGGACCAGCCGGTCCTTTGATACTGCCTGTTTTCGCCCAAGCCACTAGGCTATTCCCCTTGATCTGCGCCTTGCGCCCCATGTAGCCTTGCGGCCCTACATGGAGCATAGAGCGGTGTATCTGACAGAGCAGGAGGCAAAGCGCTTCGCCTCAAAGCAGAAACGGTCTGGAGACTGCTCATTGTGGCAGGGTCCGCTGGACAAAGATGGTTATGGGACGTTCTTTTTCCGCCGCACAAACCGGCGGGCGCATCGGGTTGCATGGTTCGCTGTTCATGGCGACCTGCCGGAAGGCTGCGTAATCAATCATACCTGCCGAAATCGTGCATGTGTGAACCCGCAACATTTGCAAGCCATCACTGCTTCTGAGAACGCTATGCGTGACAGTGCATCGCTCACTTACATCAATCGACAGAAAACACATTGTCGGCAGGGACATCCGTTTGATCGGATCTATGGCGGCCAGCGGTATTGCTCGATCTGTGAGGCCGCCAAGAAGAAGCGGCTTAGAGCCAAATGGCGGACGGAAGACACACTAAACGTCTAGGTAAACAGCCAGATGTCGCCGGTGGTGACATCGAGATACGTCGATCCTGTCGGCGGGGTGCCTGTTGGCGGCCCGCTACCCTGTAGGAACGACGTTCCTGCCGGACCTGGAGGCCCCTGCGCGCCCGTTGCAGCCGCCGCAATGGCAGCATTGAGCGCTGCCGCTGTCAGCAGATCGCCAGTCTCCCATGGATAGGCATTATCGGTCATGACAGCACGCTATCCCCGCCAACCACCCAGGCTCGGTTAAGCCCACGCCCGACCCAACTGCTCACGTCGCCACCGCCGCGGCCAAAGTTGGGCAATTTCAGGAGCGGGATCTGGCTGTTGGCCAGCTCGATTGTGTTGATCGCCACCTGCATCGCCGCGACATGATCCGGGCGGGCCGGCAGGCCGTAGGACATCTGCAGCTTGACGCACAACGTCCACATCGCCGCTTCCTCGTATTCCTCCGGCAGCGCCAGCGGATCGGTCAGCGTGGTGTAGGTCGGCAGCTCGGCCTTGGTGACAATGTGCATCTCGTAGATCGCCGCGGGCGGCACCGGCCAGAAATGCACCCGCCCCAGCGGAAAGCTGCTGTCGTAGAACACGGCGGACGGCAGCGACTTCAGATCCTTGATGGAAACCCCCGCCCAGTCCTCTTTGCTCTCGATGATGGCGAGTTGGATATCGACGGGATTAGGGCCGCCGAACGGCTGCATGCGACACCAGGCGGCGTGGATCTTATCCGGACGCGCGATGTTATAGTCGCCACCGGGACCGATGCTGTAGCTGTTGGCGCCGGTCGAGATCAGCGCCGTGCTCGGCAGGTTCCACACCATCCAGCGCTTTCGCCGCCATGCTGCGATGAGCCAGCGGAGATACTGCAGGCCGGTGTTAGAATCCTCTGCTAAGGGTGTCTGACCGACGCCATTGATCCCTGACGCCCGCAGCGTGAACGTTATCAAGTCCCCGGTGGTCGCAATCATGGCTCACGCCTCATGTGGGTGCCCCGATTCTGCCGAATAAGCGCTCGGGGCCACACGCGTTGCAGTGACTGGGGGGACCAGCCTCGGCAGACTTACGCCGACAGGATGGTGAACCACACACCTGTCGCTGGTGAGACGAACGACGCCTTGCCGGCCGCCGCCAGCGAGATGCCGGTGGCCGCCGCCACGCCGTTGATGGTGTCCGCAGTTGCCGGATCGGCGAACACCTGACAGGCCGCCGCGCCGCTGTTCTGCACATAGATCACCTGGCCACCGACGGCTGGCGGCAGTGCCACGCTGTCGGCCGCTGTCGCGCACACGGCGATGCGGTTGATGGCTGCCTGCAGCTTTACGGCGGCAGCGCGTGTGCCACCCGCTCTGGCGGTGATCGTGCCGGCATACGAGCGGCCGCCGCCGGAGGCAGCGATGGAGGGATCGAACAGCCCCGGCCCGCTGCTATAGGCCGAGGTGGTGGTATTGTCCTGTGGTCCTCGGTTGGCGAAGCCTGACATGGCACCCTCCTAATTCGCCACGAGTCTGCAGGCGAGCTGCGGTCGCAACGCAGCACATCCCCAAAGCACATCAATGCGGATCGGGAACGTGTCGTCGGAAATCGAGTATTGACGCACCGCCCGCATGCTAATACCGTCCTTGACCACACGAGAAGCCATGTCGACCCCGCCTGGCATAACAAGATCGGCTGTCGCGAATGTAAAAGCGTCCGGATGGTATGCGAGTGAAAGCCCGGTCGCGACGCTGGCGGTATTGGCAAACGTAATCGGTGCGTTGTTGGCCGGGCTGGCGCTGACGTTCTGCGTCGGGCCTGACGTGACGATGGCGGGGCTGATCGCCATGTTGCCCGCGCCTCCAGCATAGGCGCTGGTCAGCGTGAACTGCTGCAAGACGCCGGTGTTCACCTTGGTTTCCGGATGCACGCGATAAACGCCGGTGATGGTGAACACGTCGCCCGCGTTGCCGGCTCCTGTGCCGGTGATGACGGCGAGTGTGGCGCCGGTCTGTGACGCCGGGCTGACCAGGTAGCCAGACTCAGCGCCGCGGGTCTGTGTCGTGAGGTGGGTATTCTCGGCCCACTCGAAGCCGCCGCTCAGCCCCATCACGCCATCAATGTATTGCCGCCGGATCTGCTCCTGGCTCTGGAACAGCCCCTTCAGGGTATCGACCAGATCCACGTTGTCCTGCGTGTTGATGCGCAGCAGCCATTGCTTTGACTGCGGCGTGAGGTTGTCGAGCAGCAGCTTGCGAGCCTGGAGGATGGTCTTGTATGGCATAGGCGAGGCTGCGGTGCCGACCTGGTTCCAGACTTTCGGCCACATCTGATTGACGAAATCGGCCTCCATGCGCGCGGCCAGCGTGGCGATGGCCGGCTCGATGTAGCGTGCCGAGAAGTCGTCGATTGATAGCGTCAGCTCGGCGCTGCTGAAGCTGAAGTCGGTGTGGTACTGGTTGGTGATCGGCAGGCTGACGTACTGCTCGACGGTGTTTTGCAGCGAGAGTGCCGGGGTGGTGGATACGGTGTATTGCACCGGCAGTCTGATGCGCAGCGTGGTGCCGATTTTGGCGCCACTATTCGCAAAGCTGTCATCGTATTGCCTGTTGACGCTGCCGATGATGTTGCATTTCTGGTGGAGGATGACCAGCGCCTTTGCGGTGATCATATCGATGGTGAGTAGCGTGTTTGTGGCGGGCATTGCCCTGCTCCTCGACAACAGATTGAGGGAAGGCGCCCGCGTGGATGCAGGGCGCCGGTTCAAGCCGTTGTCGCAATGAGAGGGATAGCCGCGCTGACAGACGGTGGAGGCACGTCACGCGGTGTTACGGCCCGCTGCCCGTGTCGGCACGCTGCGCGGTGTTGACCGATCCGCTACCGGTTAGGCACGGCTAGTCTGGTGGTCTTGCGCCGTTGTGGATCGTGTATCCAACGGGCATCCGAACGCGGAGCGCGTCACCAACTTTCGCGCCGCCCTTCATAGAGCCAACGAAGTTGTACTTCTGGTGAAGGATAACCAACGCCTTGGCTGTGATGTCATTAGCGGATAGATGCCCGGGCTCTGGTTTCCTAGGAAACCACCAGCGCCACAGCAGACGGACGGCGGCCACCGCCCGTTTGTGCCACGGTAGAGGCTCAGGGATCGGAAGGTTCGCTGCGAGTTCCCTGGCCAGAGTCTCAACGGCCGGATCGATGTACTGTCTGGAAAAGTCATCGATACTCTGGGTGAGTGTAGCGCTGCTGAAGCTGAAATCGACATGATGAGGCGGCTCCGGTCGCAGCCATCTCCAGAACCGCCGCACCCACCTAAGCGCCATCAGCGACGCCGCGCTTCCATGGCCTCGCGGCTGTACTTCTCCACGAGTTGCTGCCCAGAGAGCCGGTATTCGTTGACCTGCGGGTTGGCGCGGCCTGTCACCGGACGCACCGGTGCTGGTGCCTGGGTGATCTGCCGCGGCGCCGATGCCAGGCGTGACGGCGGCGTGTCCTCGACCGTCGCGGCGTATTTGCCCAGCGCCACGGCCCGCGCGCGCTCGGTGCGCAGGTTGGCAATGCGCTCCAGCGCATCGGGATCCGAGGCAAGCGACGCTGCCACACGCACGCCCTCGGGCATCTCAATGAGCAACTGCGCAAGGCCGGCATCCGCGCCCATCGCCATCAGGTCCTCGCAGCGCTGGCGCCAGTCGGGAAACGCAGCATTGCCCTGAGCGTGGAACGCCTCCTGCCGGAGTTGCGCCTCGACCTCGCCGCGGATCTGGGCACGCTCGCGCTGGTAGCGCTGCTCCGGGGTTTCCTCGGCGGGCACCTGCTGCTGCGCCTGGCGGCGGTAGAACTCCAGCTCGGCGCGTTGTGCCTCACGCTCGCGCTCTGCTGCGCCAAGGCGGGCGCGTAGCTGCGCGATGCGCCGGTCTTCCTTGTCCCGCGCGGCTTTCTGCTCGTCCTCCGGCGTCTGCTCCGGCGCATCGGGCTCGGGCGCCCCGGTGCCAGGTGTGGGCTCTGGTGCAGGCGCGGGCGTGGGTGTGGGTTCCGGCTCGGGGGCCGGTTGGCCTTCGGTGGTCTCAGACATGGCTTACTCGTTGTGTGGAGGTGCGGATGGCGCGTGGCCGTGCGTGATGCTGGCCGGTGCGTCCTCGGTGGGTTGTGCCAGGGTGCCGAATGTTATGGCGGCTTGCGTCTCCAGTTCGGCAACGCGAGCGCGCAGGCGGCGGATTTCGGCCAGCGCCTCGGCCAGACTAGGGATCGGCTCGTCGGTCATTGTCTGCGGCTCATCTGGTCATAGAGTTGATAGAACTGCCGCGCCCGCTCCTGGTGCAGATCGTTCCAGTTGCCCGGCTGCAGGTTCGCCGCCTTGACTTCCTCCGGCAACGCCTCGCCGCTGCGAATGCGCGCCAGCAAGGGCGTATCGCGCAGGTTAAATCCCCAGAACGGGTCAGCCTGACGCGCCGCCGTGTAGGCCGCATCGCCGTAGCGCTCGGCCAACGCATTCCGTGGCACCGCATAGTTCACGCCCACCGATGTCGGTGTTGACGGGTTCAGCGCCTTGTTGCGCAGGTTCCACTCTTCATACGTTTGATTGTAGGGCGTATCGACACCCGGCCGCCCGGCCCGTGCCGTCACATTCTCCTGTGGGTTCCGCCGCAAATACTCCGTCACCCACTCGGGCCATTGCACTGGCCCCTGCCGCATCGGCGCCATCGTGCTCAGCACCTCCTGGTCGCTGAGTTGCCGTGGTGCGTAGCCATACTGACGCAGACGCTCGGCAATCAGCTTCCGCTGCTGCTCGATCTGCTCCTGCGTTGGCAGTGGAATATTGGATAGGTCGGCGGTCTCCGGCGTGCCAGGCATGCCTAGCTGCCACGACGACGGCTGCCACAGCGCATTACCGGGTGGCCCCGCACCATCTGCATCAAGTGGATTACCCGGCACTCACACCATCCCCATGCCGGGGCCTGGAGGCGCCGCTGACGCCGTGGATGCGCCGCTGCCATTCGTGGGCGCGGGCGGCGCCAGGGTGGCCTGTAGCTCGCTCTGCTGCGCCGCGTGCTGCTGTAGCACCGGGTGCAATTCGGTCTGCAGCATGTCGGTCACGAGCTGCCGCACGATCACCTGCAGCGCCATCGGGTCGATGCCGCCAACCACGTCGAGCCGTTTCGTCTCAGCCTCGTAGTCCTTGATCTGCAGCTCCGCACTCTTGTCCTTGGCCTGCTCCTCCGCATGCACGAGTTGCGCCTTCAATCCCGCAATCTCCGCATCGGCCTTCTGCAGCAACTCCTGTGCATGCTGCTGCATCTGCTGCGCGGCCTGCGTCACCTGCTGCACCTGCGGATCCACGCCCGACTTGTATTGTGGCGGCAGGCCTCGCTTCATCCGCCGCGCGAACTCGTCAGCATTCGGGAAATCCGAGTTCTCGGCCCATAGGTCGCCGACGATCTGAAATGCCGCGGGGTTCTGTTTCATGATCTCCGCGAAGGCGTTGGCGGCTTCCTGACGCTGCGTGCCATAGGCCGGCCCCACGTCCGCCTCAACGTCGTATTTGCCCACATTCGGGTTGAAGATGACGCTGGGGTCTGGTGTGTCGGGGTTCTCCTGCAGCTCCTGCGCCTGTCCGCCGGTCAGCGGCACCGGTGCGCCGTCAGTGTTTGGCTGCTGTGGCGGCGGGCCGACGAACTGGTGCGCCTCGGGCGCATCCGGCGCCACCACCACCTTATTCTCCTCGCCATCCTCGGCAAGCGTCATCACCACGCGCCGCGTGTCGTAGATCCGCGGTATCAGGTCGAGCAGGATACGGCCGACCTGCCGGATCGCTTTGGCCTGGTTGTCGATGTAGTGATACGTCGCGGTGTCGCCCTGCCGCTGGCGTTGCTGGATCGCGATGCCGCTGCGCTCGTTGCTCGGCATGCCCAGCTCGGCCTGATACTGGCCGGTGACGCTCATCAGATCCTGGCGCGCGATGGTCATGCCCTGGATGTAGGCCTGTGCCATCTGCGGCGGCGGCTCGCGGGCGGGCGGCGGGATCGGCTGGCCACGCTCATCGAGGCCGTTGTAGACCAGCACGCTCCAGTTCTTGACGTTCGCGGTCGCCCACTGCTCCTCGCGATGCATGATCGCATCGGCGCGCGCGACATACGGCGATTTGGTCTGCAGCGCGACCTGCTCCACCGCGGCGCTGGCCCAGTAGTTGTAGATACGCTGGGCATCGATCTGCGACCTGGTGTGGCCCTTGCGGTCCATCTCGCCGTCAATGACGGTTTCCTCGCCGAGAAACGGCACGATCGGGATATATTTTCCCGGCCATTCCTCGCGGTCGATGATCCGGTCGCCGGCAAGTTTGAACCACTCGATTTCCGGCTCTGCGACCTCGCGCGTCTTGACGATCAGCCCCTCGATCTGGTCGCGGATGTCGTCCGGGATGTCGTCATCCCGCACCACGGTGCCGTCCTGCAACTGGTGGATCTTGCTATTGGCGATGCCGCGACGCCAATACTCCGCGACCCGCACATGGTCCTTGTCGTTCCAGCCATCGGTGTGGTCGAGCGTGGCGGGTGCCGCGTTGCCCTCTGTGCCGTATTCCTCCTCATAGCGATCCCGCGGAATATCCTCGAACACGAACGCGAAATTGGCGTCTGACTTGTCATACAGCTTGCAGTCGGGGTCCATGTAGACACTGCGCGGGTCGGCAATGCGGCGTATCCACAGATCCAGATCGAATGAGTCGTTGTCCACGTAGTCGGTTTCAACGCGCACGTAGCCGATGCCGCTTTCGACCTGGTGGAAGATCGCCGTGGAATACGCATCCACCGCTTTGCTCTGATACTCGATGCGCCGGATGATGCCGCTGAACACCTGTGCGGCCTCGTAGGACGCTTGCCCCCCTGTGGGCGTGACTTTGATCTGCGCCTTGTTCTGCCGGGCGTCGTTGATCACCTGGAGGTTGTGTTGCCTCACCTGGTTATACGTCAGGCATGGGCGAGACCCGCGGTCGGCTTTGACCGAGGTGTCCCACTGCCACATGTTATGCGGATCCGCGTTGGCGAACTTGGTGTCGAACAGCGCGCGGTCGCGCCACGCGCTTTCCCAGCCGACACACCGCTCGAAGCGCTCCTTCGCTTCGCGCAGAATGGCGGCGTCACCGGCTCTGGGACGACGAGCCATCAGAGCATCACGCGATAGCGATGGCGTTGCTCATCGGCGCGGCGGTCGAGCCTTGCGCGTTGGTCGCCGTCACCACGCACGCCAGGTTGTGCCCGCTGTCCTCCGGCTGCACACCATACGTCGCGCCCGTGCCGCCGTTGGCAACGCCGTCATTGTGCCAGGCGTAGGCGTAGCTGGTCGGCTCGCCGGTCCAGTTGCCCATGGTGCAGCTCAGCGTGGCGCCGGCCTGCGAGACAAACGGCACATCGACGTTGACCGGCGGTCCCTGTGCTCCAATCATCGCGCCGGTCAGTGCGGCGATTTCGGCCGCGTGCGTGCGGTCGTTGTTGAGCCAGTCGGTGGCCAGCAGCAGCAGGAGCCTGAGTTGGTCGGCGGCGGCATCACGCTGAGCGGCTGTCTTGGCGGCTGGCGCGCGCGATGCGCTGTGGCTGGTGTCGCGATCATGGTCGGTGCGCTCGTTCTTGGTTGATGAGTGGCTCATGTCGTTGTCTCCCTCGTTAAAAATCCGCCAGCCGCCACATATCGCCCCAGCGCTTTGTCACCTTGTGGCGTAGCAGCCAGGGCGCGCGTTGATGCAGCCTGTGCAGCACTGCATCCCCATCCGGGCCGAACATCGTCCACACCCGCGGCCCTTCTTTGTGCGTCAGGTACAATCTCCACAGCAGACGGGTCTCAGTCGGCGGCGGCGGTGGTGGTGATTTCCAGCCAGCCGCGATCAACTCTTCCTCGGTGGGCTTTCGCGTCACACTGACATCCAGCCGGTGTTATCGCGGCCTTCGTAAATCGTCCGATGCGTCGGGAACTGCTGCTCGATGATGGCGTCCAACGGCTTCGCTTCGACATCGCGCACGCCGAGCGCCAGATACCGCGCCGCGTCCGCGCCATGGCTCGCGTGGTCATGCACGGGACTACTGCGCCACGTCTGCGCCGCCTCGTTCCACTCGCGTCTGTAGTGCCGCAACGCGTGGATCCCCTTGGCGCAGCGCTCGGCATCGAACCAGGCGCGCGGCAGGATCATACGCACGGCGTTGATACCGTCAGCGACGCTGTGTTGGCGCACGGTGCGCGTCGGGCGCACACCGAGGCTATTGAGCGTCTCGGTGCGGCTGCGTCCGCTGCCCAACTCGCGCACCTCCGCGTCATGTGGCAGGAGATGCCGCTCGTAGACGTAAGGCCGCTGCTGCAGGAGCCGCACGTAATGGTCGAGCCCGACGCCGCTGTCTTCGATGTAGTCGATCATGCGCCATTCGCCGCTGCGGCTGATCTGCGCGAACCAGATGGCGGTCGAGTCGTCTATGCCGAGATCCCACGAAGTCCAGACACGCAGAGCGGGGTCATAGGGCACGCGGGTAATGCGGCCTTCGCGATCCGCCGTATCGACCAGCTTGCCGTAATAGCTGCCGCTGTTGGGTGCCTCAAAGCTACACTCTAACTCCTGCGCAAATTCCTCGGGCGTTAGCTCGCGCCGGAGCGTCTCGATGGCGCTGTCCGACAATGCACCGGTCTTGGTGTAGTCGAGCAGGTAGCTGGAATAGCCAGGCGTGGTGCGTGCCCTGTCGTATGCCTCCTGCAGCAGCCCCTTGCCCTTCGGTGTGCCGCTGCGGACCAGCACGCCGGCCGTGGTGGACAGCATCGGCTCGATGACGAGCATCAGGCCAGGCGAGGTGTCATCGTATTCATCGACAATGATCTCGATGGCGCCGCCACCGCGCCACACGTCCGGGTTATCACAACCGCCGCATTGATAGACGGCGCCATTCGGCAGCCGGATCGCCATCTCGGAGCGACGCACCTGAGCGTCCGGGATGGTCTCAGCCGCCTTCACCAGTTGGTCCCATAGGCCGGTGCGCTGCCATTGGACGCCGTAGGGCAGCAGATGCACCACACGAGCGTCCGGACGCTTATCGACGGTCGCCTTGCGCAGTCCGCGCCACATCAGGGCGGTGGACTTGCCGGCGCGGCGATGCACCACGGCGACGATGCGCTGGGCTGGATCGTCGATTAAAGGAATTTGCCATTCGCGGGGGCTGAACGGAACTTCGACTTTCATGGGTAGGTATGTGAGGTTAAGCGACCATGCGGAATGAATGGGGCGTGAGCTTCAACGTCACGGACGAGCAGATCACGGCGGACCTGGAGCGATGGGCCTGGGGCGATGACCGTCGCCCGGTGGCGGTGGCGGTGGCGAAGCTGGTGCTGCGGGTATTGGCCGAGCAGACGATGGCCGACATCGAGGCTGACGGCACCGTCGTCATGGGCCTGTTCGAGCACGAGATGCCGCTGACCGTGCCGCTTGACGGGTTGGTGCAGGACTGGATCGAGGCTCGCGAGGACCACGACACCCGCAAGCTCGAGGGTGAGCATGCCCTGGACGCAGCGGAGTTGGCGGCGCTGCTGGAGCGGTTGGCGGCGAAGCTGCGCAGTCGGATCGCCGATTAAGGCACTCGTGCGTCAGGCGTGGTAAGCAACTGGGTGCGGATCGCTGCACCCGGTGGCGGCTGGGTTATTCCGTCTGATAAGCGGTGTTTCTGGACTAAACGCCCTGGTTGCTGCGTCACTCAACCGAGTGGCGGGAAACCCGGTGGCGTGAACCACCGGGCCTCCTGTCACATCACAAGGCGCAGCTTGAAGCAGAAGCCCCAGCCGCTTATCGTGATCGACAGGAGACGGCGATGCCGATACATCGCAGCCTCCCGAGGCAATGGCGGGATGTGATATCCGCCCCGCCACACGGACGCCGGTCAGGCCCATCCTGGCCGGCGTTGCCGTTTTACACGTGTAAGCAGCTTTGACGATGGTTTGCCGCATCCGCGACGGAGCGGACATCGTGCCACCAGTCCCATGCAGCCCGCGTCATCGCGTTCCTGTCGGTCCATGCGCTCCGGTGTCCAGCGGAGTTGTCGTTGACCAGCGTGTATTGATCCGTGCCCCAGACGAGGAAG